GGTAGCGGCTCGTCGCTCATCAGTGCCGTGCAGAAGCGGCTCGGCATCACGCCCGATGGTGTCATCGGCTACATATTCGTCGGTAAACTACAAGAGAGGTTGAAGCGATGGGGGTACGACGTTGGAGAAATAGACAACATCCTCGGGAGAAAGACGGGTCGAGGAATCCAACAGTCGCTGAACGACGGCAAATGGTAGACGGCATAATCAATAATGATAAAAAACGCGAGTTATCGCAGATGTTTCGCGTTGTTGCCGTAACCGCACTTATCGTATGGTTCGTCCTCGTTGGTTATCTTCTCGGAATGCTTGTTTGGAGGTGGTAAGTACCATGATTCAATACACCACACCGACAATCAAGATTGTCGCACACGGGGCGGATCTCACAGCATATACCGTTCGAGCGACGCTTAAACAAAGTAACGTCAAAATCAGTATCGATGCAACCGATACTTCTTATGATGGTGAAACAAATTCGACAGTTATTTTAGTCCCGCTTACGCAAGAACAAACCGGATTGTTTCATAAAGGAAGCGTGAGCCTCCAGCTCAACTGGTTCGACGGCACAGGCTACCGAGACGCGACCATCGAGAAGCCTATCTGTGTCGAGAACAACTTGATTCAGGAGGTCATCTGATGGATACCTGCTGCTGCAAGTGCGTGAGGGTGGAGGTGGTCGAGAGCAGGGTTGACGTTGATATTCTAGACGCGTCCATTGTCTCTTACGATCAGTCCGAATACGTCCCGATGCAAACAGCCGTAGCAGTGCTCCAGGATCATTCTACAACAGCACATACGAGCTCACTTACGTCTACTAAGATTAACAGATAGAATTAAAGGACAAAAATGCCGTATGATTTTTTTTTGGAAATCCGGTCACGTATGAAGAACTAGCGAAAGAGCGAGAGAAAACTCTCAATAGGCGCTGGTTCATTGCTGGCGTGATTGTCGGATTTGTAATTTGCTTTGTAATTACGCTTTAGGGAGGCATTGCCATGGGTAGAAGTCCGCCTAGTAGATTAAAAGCATTTGTTGAAAGAATGCTACACTATGCTGACGACGACAGTCATGGATATTCCCAAAAACCACCGTCGGGAAGATGGGGGCCGGACTATGACTGTTCGTCTCTTATATACCAAGCGGCTAATGATGCCGGCTATCCTGTTGGAACTGGACGAGATAAAGTGAGGTTCACAGGAACTATGCTGAAAGATTTTGAAAAAGCCGGCTTTCAGATTCTCCCTTTTGCTAATGTTGGAATCAGCGATTTGAAGATCGGTGATATTCTCCTCAACTTGGCACTTCATGCCGAGGTATACGTCGGTAATGGCGAGAGCGTTGGTGCTACGGGGAGCGAAACGGGTGGCTACGTTGGAGAGGCTGGCGACCAGACAGGTCGTGAGATAGAAAAGCACCCCGTCACCACGTTCGACAAAGAATGGGATTATATTTTACGACCTCCTACTGAAGAGGAAGAAGGTGATGAAGAAGTGCCTTATTATGGTTCAAATTATGGAGCGTGGCCTAGTAATGGCCAGACTATGTATCCTCAGTCTACTGCGCCAATTGGACGTAGCTATAACACCGGCTATCCTCAGGGAAACCTCGGTCAAATGAATGGATATTCTCAGGCAAACGCGGGATACCCTCAGGGTATGGGTAATGACCTTTGCTTTGTGATGGGTATTGAGGGTGCTAAGAATTTCCGCGGTACGCCAAATGGGCGTATGGCACTCTTCGATGAGGACAAGCCCCTCATGTATATCGTTGGGTTCGACCAACAGGGTAATGTCAATGATATTCATGTCTATCAGTTTGAGGAATGCTCTGAGGAAATGCCCCAACATCTTTCTCCGCTTATGCGGCAGAACATGATGCCGATGGGTGGTGGTATGGGCGGGCAGGCCGAGTACATCACTCGTGAAGAATTCGACCAGCTTAAGGAGATGTTGACCAATGCCCAGTCCTCTACGCAGGCAGAATCCAATTCCGCAAGGTCCGGCGCACAGCAATCCGCAACCGCTGGGAGGACCCGCTAATCTGATGCAGCGACTGATATTTAACAAGATGTATCGGTCGAATCCACAGTTCCGAAGCTTTGCGGATTCTATGCAAGGTAAGACTCCGGAGCAGGCGTTTCAGGAGCAGGGCCTTGATTACAGCCAGTTCCGGGACATTAATCCAAATCAAATCAAGCAAATGTTAGGTTTCTAGCTTGAAGGGAAGCTAATCATGGGTGAAAATGGTGTTCTTGGCGGTGGCGGAATGACTCCTGCGGACGTGGCCGCTGTTATGCGCAATAATGGCTATGGCGATAGCTGGGGCGGCAATTGCTGGTGGATTGTTATTCTGTTCCTCGCCATGATGTGGGGTGGCAATGGCTGGGGCAATAACGGCTTCCAGAACGCCATCGGCTACGAGAACCTTGCCACTTCTAACGAGGTTCAGCGTGGTTTCGACAACCAGAACTCTATGGCAAATCAGCGTGATATTCTGGCGGCTGTTCAGGGTAACGCTCTTCAGGAGATGCAGAATAGCAACCAGAACACGCAGTACATGATGAACGCCTTTAACGACAAGTACAACGAGCTCCAGCGTGACATTGCTGGCGTCGCTATGGGCCAGCAGCAGGCTATTTTCAATCAGCAGCAGTGCTGCTGTGATATTAAGCAGACTATTATGGCCGAGGGCAACGCTACTCGTGCGATGCTCCAGCAGGACAAGATTGAGTCGCTCCAGCAGCGTGTTAACGACCTCAACCTCCAGGCTCAGATGGCCGGTGTTGTCCGCTATCCCATGAGCACTGCTTACAACGCAGGTTTCAACCCGTTCTGCAACTGCGGTAACGGCATGGGCTGCTGCGCTTAGTCATATTTCGCAGGGGCTCTTCCTTTTTGATTCTGAAATTTTCCCTGGGTGGGGTTTTTTGGAAAACTTTTGGGGTGGTTTAAGTGATTATTCTTACTAACACGGTTAGCCAGGAGCTTGCTCCCGGTCAGTCACTTATTTTTGACACCACGGTAATGCATACTCGATGCAACAATCGAAAGGCCGAGTGTCATCGTGTTGGCTCTGGTTCGGTTACTCTTCAGTTCCCGAACTCCATTTATGAGATTGATTTCTCGGCAAATGTTGGTGCAACGGAACCGGGTGTTGCCCAGCTTGCGATTGGCGTTAATGGTTCTACGCTTGTTGAGACGACTATGATTTCTACGACCAATGCGGCTGGAGATGTGAACAACGTTGCAAAGAACACTGCTGTCCGTACGTGCTGCTGCGGTCAAGAGGCCGTAACCATTATGAATACTGGTACAACTACGGTGGTTGTCGAGAATCCATCTCTCTTCATCAAGCGCCTGTCTTAAGAAGGGCGCTTTTGATGACTATGACAGATCAGGCGATCAACATGATTCTGACTGTTGTTTGTGCGGTAATTGCGTCAAATGGCTTTTGGACATGGTGGATGCATCGTCAAGACAAGAATAGTGCGGCAAATAGACTGCTTATAGGCATTGCGCATGACCGAATCATGACGCTTGGCGCTCAGTATATTCAGCGAGGGTGGATTACGCCTGACGAATACGAGAACTTTAGGACATATTTGTATGAGCCGTACCACGAATCAGGTGGTAATGGTTCCGGAGACAAGATGATGGCCGAAGTTGATCGGATTCCGATGGGTACGCCAGCCCATATGCAAGCAACTGAAGTTTAGGAGGTTACGATGAAGTATCTTCTTCCAGACAGGGTGTACGACGCTATCAAGTTCTTTGTTACGGTCGTAATGCCCGCTGCTAGTGTTCTATACGTTGGTCTTGCCGCAATCTGGGGATGGCCTTTTGCCGACCAGATTAGTCGTACGGAAGCCGTTGTCTACACGTTCCTGTGCGCGCTTATGGGGATTAGTTCATATTCCGCAACGCCGGATGTGGATGAGCTTGAGACGGAGTAGTCCATTACTACACCATTCATACATATTTAACGCTGGTTTACAGGTAGATGTGTTTTTGTAGACTACGTCTGGTAGGCGTGAGCCGATTGGTAATCAGGTAGCGACATATTTACCAGCGCAATTAGATGAGCGTAGGTGCGGTTAAGAGTGGCAAGATGCGCATCATTCTTGCATTACTCCTATACCGCACCTACACCGCTATTCCTACATATTTGCAAGCCGTCTTCTTTTTGCTCCGTTGAACTTTTGGTTCAATTTTCGCACGATTCTCACCTCATATTATGAGGTAGGAATCGACGAAAGGAATCGAATGTTTTATGTAAGGCTAGACGGCACAACACTAACCGGCGTATCAAACAAGTTTGAAACTATGGAAGATGCTTTGTCTGCGGCAAAAGATGAACTTATATATCGAACTCCGGAAACACTTGTGAGTCTTGAGTGGGAATGTACATGCATCAAGGGCCAAACATATAAAGCTACGACATATTGCGACGAGTTTGATGATCCGGAAGGTATTGGCTATTGGTCTGAGCACGAAATCGATATTTTCGTTGCTTAGCTCGGAAGAGGTCGCAAGGCCTCTTCTTTTCGCACGTTTAGCGGCTCCTTTTATGGCGAAAGGTACAACCAGAAAGGAGTAATCATGCTGTTTTGCGTAACGATTTTTGTCAAGGGTTGGCCAAAGGGCGAGGAGGTTTATGGACCATTCACGAGTGTTGAAGACGCTCGCAAGGCTCAGAACAAACTTGTTCGGGAGGCTCTGTGGCTGGGATTTGAACGCAGGGCAATCAAATGCGCCGTTCGACCATTATTGTACAAGTCGTAAACCTGATTGGACCCGTGAGTCATATTTACACGGGTCCTTTTAGGTTTTCTTTTCGCACGTTTCGCAGCTCCTTTTATGGCAGAGAAGCTACTAAAAGGAGGCAACCATGTTTGTTATTGAGTATTCTTTGACCCAGTACATTGAAGGCAAGCAGGTTTCCGACATCAATGGAATTGTTCCCGGTGTTACGTGCAAGACCGAAGAAACAGCGAACGAGTACATCAAAGATTGGACTCGTTCAAAGGCGGACACGGTTAAGCGTCTTATGCCCGAGAGCAGTCATGTTGATATTGTTGGCGATAACTACCTTGAATGGAATACGGGGCTCGGAATTACTTTTGTCGAACAGTTGAACTGGATCGAGCTTTAGCCAAAAGAGAGGCTTTGCGGACGATATATTTCGCAAGGTCTCTTCTTTTCGCAGAATTTACAGGTCGTGTTATGAGAAGACAGATAGCTCAATGGTAGAGCGCCACTTTGGTATAAAGCGGAGGTTGCGGACTCGATATCCGCTCTGTCTTTTCTTTATACGGAGGTTGGGTAGGGATTGCAGGTAGTTTTATTTTTTCGCACGTTTTGCGACTCATATTACGAGAAGGATTTCAGGCATTCCAAGCAGTGGCGACCTTGAAGATAGAAGAGGGCTGAAACCGAAGCGATTCGGGCGCCGGACACATTGTCCAAAGTAGCCGTCCTGTTTCCTTCTCATTATACGGAGGTTGGGTAGGGATTGCAGGTAGTTTTATTTTTCGCAGGATTCACGGCTCCTTTTGTGAGGAAAGCCCACGAAAAAGGAGGAAAAATGGGCGACAAGTTTATCGATGCGGTTGACAACATGGATATTGCCGAACTGGCGAAGCTTGGCGTCGGGATGGGATGCGTGCAGGTTGTTGCAGGCCTCACCGTTGCGGTTGTTACAGGAGCCGCGACGATGGGGTCGGCAGCGGTGCACGACGCCATCAAGGCGCACAAGGAAAAGAAGGAGGCGAAGAAGAAGACTGCTAAGAACTGAGTCAAACTTTTCAGGAGTGGATCCTCAAAGAAGAGTTGGTTAAACACCGGCTCTTCTTTTTTGTGTAACGATATTTAGAAAGGACGAAACGATGGACTGTGCACTGTGCGGAAAGAAACTCGGTGATAGGTTCTACGAAGTTGGAGTCGACGACGCTATAACAAGCGAGCATATGGTGCTGCATTGCTGCGATGATTGTGCTCATTCTCTTGCGTACAAGAAGCATGGACCTCGTTATAGCATATTTTTTAGGCGCGAGCGGGACTTGGAGATCCCGTTTGTGCCTTTGAGGGCGATTGAAAAAGCGCAGGTAAACGGCTTGTTGTAAGCCGTTCTAAGGCCCTAGAATTTTCCAAATGGGTAAATACACCTATATATTTGGAAAAACGGGCACTTTCGATAACTCCTGTGCAAGCCAATCGAGACTTCGGTCGGTATATACGGCCTCTGTAATGTCCGAAATGGGTAGTTCGCATTCGGGACACGTCGTAAGCACTATCAGACCTCCTGTCTCTTCATGTAGGAATACATATTCTCCTACATCCGCAGATTTGACAAGGGGTTTTGTGAGGTTGGTAGCAATAGAAAGGACCAATATGGATGCACTAACAGTTGTTCTTAATTGCATGTTCGACATCATCAAGCTTGTTGTCCTTGTCGCCATTCTCTTCGGAGTTTGGTATCACGGATATTCAAGCGGGTGGCTGGACTGCAACAAAACACGGAGGCGTGTGCGAAAGGAGAGGACCAAAATTCTAAAAATGTACTAACCAGCTGAGAGGAGCTCGTTTTACACGGGCTCTTCTCTTTTTGTCGAACTTGGAGACATATTTATGGTCTGGAGTGAACTTGAGATTCGAACGCTTCGAAAGTATTACGAAGCGCACGGACCTTGCTGGATTGGCTGGCGAAACTTATTGCCAAAGAGAACGCCAAAAGCCATTGAGTCTAAGGCAGGAGTGCTTGGTCTTAAGGTGGACGGTAGCCTTCGTGCAAAAGCGAAACGAAAGAAAGAAAAACATATTTTGCCGTTGACCTGCGGTGAATGTCGCTTTTACAAGCAACACGACCCACATGGTATTGGGCTGTGCAAAGAGCGTCATGCTCGCTCGATGTTTGGTGGAGAGCAGAAGGTATATGCGCATTACCAAGCAAAGGGGCTTTGTGCATATGGACTCGCGTACGAAGAGAAAGGAAGCGATGATGAAGAAACTGACGGCAAGGAATAAGTCTTTGATTCTGTCGGGGCTTGCAGCGGTTGGAGTTGTGCTGACGGGATATTTGTCGGCCAAATGCGCAATTAAGGCCGAGGAGAAGGGGACGACAAAAGACAAGGCTATTGTCTATGTGCCGGCCATTGTGTCTGGAGCGGTAACCGTTGGGTGTATCGGAGGCTCGACATATTTCTCTGGAGAGGAGATTGCCGCTCTAACAGTTGCGCTCACCGCAGCAACACAGCGATTCACAGATTATGCGAAAGCTGTGCATGACAACGTTTCCGACGAAGAGGCGGCTCGGATTGACGAAGCATTCTATCTTCAAGAGATTGACCGGCTCGAACAAGAGCTCGCTGAGCGAGAGCATCCGACAGACGAGGATGATCTTTGTACGTTCGTAGATAGCTTTAGTCGTTACACATTCAAGGGGCGACTCGAAGATGTTGAGTCTGGAATTGAACAGGCCGTGCAGGCATACAACGACAGCGGTCTTCTCGCTTGGAGTGAAGTTTTCTACTACCTAAACAACGGGGATACAGCTCCGGCTCATAGCGTTCTCGGGGGGCAATTCGACCCCGACTGGGCATATGGCTGGTCGAGGACGTTTATCGAAGAGATGTACGAGACACCGGAGGACTATAACTTCGACATCACGATTCACAAGGCCACGAATCGCCCGAACACGTACATCATATATTACGCCATGGCGCCTGAGGCCTGTTACATGGCGTATTAAAACAGTCACACGGGTGACGGTCACATGCATAACGTATCTACCGCAAAACCTGAAAGGAGGTTGTCATGGATTCTATTTGGTTGTACATATTTTGCGTTGTTCTTTTAGTTGCCGTGGTTGTTATGGTGCGCAGATTCATTCATAGCCACCTGCTCGGTACGTTCAAATTCGACAACAGCGGTGCGACATATCGCTGTCTCTTTGAGTTTGACAGTCTTGATGACGTTGAAAAACATCGTTTCGCGATTGTGCGAATCAAAGAAGAAGACCTTTCCCTTCCTGGCGAAAGCAAATCGCAGCATTGACAGCCCCTCTAGTGGAGGCATAAACACCAAAACATAGAAGGGAGCACTATGAGTAATGTTAAGCAGAAGAGAGAGGAAGTTCTCGAGCGGCTCTATGACGAGCTTTTGGCTCAGGACAAGGTAACCCAAACGGTGGAAATCGTGGACGCCAAGGGTGGTAAGCGAGTTGAGATTCCGGCTGTTCAGCTTGTGGTCGCACTTGAGAATGCGCGGTCAAATGATGAGGACATTGCCCTTAAGGGGGATATTCTTGCGTTTGACAACGCCAACAAGGTAGAAGACCGCGATGCTGAACGGAAGCGGGAGCTTGTGCGGTTCGCTGCCACGGCAGGCGTTACATTGGTGACTAACCTCGTATGGGGTGTCATATTTGTTCATGAGCTCAGAGCGACTCGTGAGTTCGAGGTGGATGGAACGGAAACCTCGGCTGCCGGCAGGTGGCTCAAAACATCCTTCCCGAAGGTGAAGATGTTTTAGCCTCAATCGGAAGAGTACCGCGTTACAGGTGCTCTTCCTTTTCGTATGCCATGAGATACCACAGCGACAAGCCACATATTTTCAAACCGCCAAGGCATGGTCGCACCATTTGGTGTAACCACCCGGTCTATTCGAGTGGAACGTTATATTTCCACGACGGAGTTGGTTTCGTTGTCATACAGCAGCGTTATGACAAAACAACAAAGCATACCTGGTGGAGCGAGATAGACTCATGGCTTGTGGAGGCAATCTACGATTCTGAGGGGTTTGACATATTCTTCTCGGCCAATGCCAAGCGACGGCACAACGATCTCTATCCGACCTTCACGGTGAGGCAGGTCATGTGGGCGCTGCGAATGAAGCCGCTCGCAAAACGACCGTGGGAGACAGTGTTCGACCACAAGCCAATCTGAGTCGCAGCATTGACACCCCCTCTTATGGGGATGACATATTCCCAATTCTGCTGTTGGCCGAATGGAAAGGAGCGCTGCATCCGCGACAAGGAGACACGAACGAGTAGATAAGGAGACTTAGACGGAGCGAAGCGACAACCACCAAGAGACTTAACGACATATTTGTAGAAAGGAGACGGTATGAACTTCAAGAACGTTGACATTGGTCGACTACTAACCATAGCGGGATGCATTGTTACGGCTGTGGCATCGTTTGTAACAAGCGAACAGCAGAAGCAGGCGAATCATGAAATCGCCAAAGAGGTTGCAGAGATTCTCCGTGAGGAGATGCGAAAGGAGGCCGAGCTCTAATGATGGATATTCAGAAGATGCTCAAGAACGTAAACATTGAGGCTGCGTTCAAGCATGGGATGTCCGTTGTTAAGGACAACCTTCCTGTCATATTCTCGGTGAGTGCTGTCGGGTGCCTTGGCATGTCCGTCTACGAGACGGCCAAGGCAACGCACAAGTCCGATAAGGACATCGCCGAGGAGGAAGCGCGTCGTGCGGCGGAGCTTCCGCTGTACAACAACACAGAGCTGTCTACGGCAGAGAAGGTCGAACTGTGTTGGCGCAACTACATCAAGGCGGGTCTTTACACTGGCGCGTGTATATTCTTCATCGTTGCCGCCGAGCGTAAGGGCAACGAGAAGTACATGGCACTTCTGAGCGCGTACGAACTCACTCGAAAGGCGGGCGAGGAGCGCAAGGATGCTGAGGTTGATATTCTCGGTGAGGAGAAGGCTCGCGAGATTGAGACCGAGGTACGTCAGCGCATGGTGAAGAGCGTTGACCCAAGCGACGATAATATTCAAGACGTTGCTACGGGTGGCGGTAAAAAGACGCTCTTTCTTGAGCCATACACCAATACGCCGTTCTGGGCAACATACGAGGACGTGCTTCATGCGTTCAACTATGTGAACTATAAGAAGCACCAAGAGGGTGCGGCGTCGATCAATGATTTCCTTGAGGCATTGGACTTGCGACAGATGCAAGTTGCGGCGGACTGGGGGTGGAACGAAGACCAGCCACTCGTTGAGCCTGCATTGTACGACTCCGATTTGGTCGACGAAGACCCGTCGAAGCCGGCAACGCTCGTCAAGTATTCTGTAGAGCCATCTCAGGATTACGGTAACGACAAGCGTCAGTGGTAGCACTGTAACCTAAAACGAGAGAGCTCGTGGCAACGCGGGCTCTTCGTTTTCAAATTCGCAGAATTTGCAACTCATCTTATGGAAGGGCAAACCACGACAAAAGGAGGAATCATGCCCGAGACGATTGAGAACGTTGAGACCACGGAGCAGGTCGAGGTTCAGGACAACACTGTTGGCACGGCTATTATTCACGTTCTTGTGGCTGGCATTGCCGTCGCCATCACCACCGCAACGGTCAGGTTGGTGAAGCGCGGCATCGACAAGCACAAGAAGCAGAAGCTTACCGTTGTCGAGGGTGGCAAGAACCAGGACAACTCTGAGTCTGACACCGACGTCAAGGACAAGAACAACTAGGTCAATATTTGGCCCCGGAAAGCGGAGAGCTGGTATTACACCGGCTCTTCGTTTTCTCCGATTGAGACGAGGTGACGAGATGCTCGAAAACATATTTAAGAACACGGTAAACAAGACGATTGACGACGCCAAGAACGAGGCGTCTTCGTTTGTAGAAGATCATCCGCTCGCCACATGCGCAATGGTCGTTATGGGTGCAGTCATATTTGCACAGCACATTGAGCTTCGCTGCCTTCGCATCATGTGGCAGCCGCTTCGATAGAAAGGAGGACGCATGGCAGAGTACCCGAGTAACTCAAACAAAGCCAGGGAAAGCTCTCTTGTGAGAGAACAACAAACGAGTACGCCGCAACCTCAGACTCAGACTGATATTCCGCAGTCGACGCATCCTCGTGCCCCTCAGCAGAGGAAGATTTCTCCAGTGAGGGAGATTTTTAAGGCAATCTTCCCTGGAGGATTCAACCAGATTAAGGAGCAGCTCATCTGGGACATATTTGTCCCATGGGCGCAGGACATGTTGCACAATGGGTGGCAGGGACTCGGTGATGTCATATTTCCTGGAAGCAACAGGTCAAAGCCTTCTGGGAACCCAGAGCACTACTCGTATAACGAGTCATACAAGCCAAAGACATACAATACGTCGTACTATGAGTATGACATGAAGCCGTTTAGAACTCAGAAAGAGGCAGACGAGACGTTAAACGAGCTTCATGAGATCATGATGAAGTACGGAATTGTCACCCTGCTCGATTTCAACGATAAAGTTGGAAATCGTACCAATCCCACCCAAGCAAATTATGGGTGGACAAACATTAATGCTGCTGATATTCGGCGAGTACGCGATGGCTGGATTATTGAAATGCCAAAGGCCCGCCCGATTGATGGGTGACGTTCATGACAAACGTTATTACATCGCCGCCTCACTACCAAAACGACAAGTTCGACTTCGAGACAATTGACGTCATCGAAGCATATACCGACGGCCTTGAAGGTATCGAGGCGACAGATACCGGAAACATTCTAAAGTACATGTGCCGGTGGCACAAGAAGAACGGTCTCGAGGATCTCTACAAGGCCGCGTGGTATCTGAACCACCTAATCAAACATATTCTTGCCAAGTCAAAGGAGGAAGCAGATGGAAATTCGCAGGATGATTAAGGGAGCCGAGCTTCATCTGAAGAAGGCTGCGCCGGACATTATGTTTTTCGCAGGCATCGCATTGAGCGCGTTCTCGGTCTACGAGTTCTGCAAGAAGGCGCCGAAGGCAGAACCAATTGTTGACCAGTACAAGGATAACATCGAAGCGCTCGCCGAAGACCACAAGGAAGAAGCATATGACGACAAGGAGTATCGAAAGATTGTCGTCAAGGAGACTGTTAAGACAGGTACGGAGCTTGCGAAGATTTACTGGCTTCCGGCTACGATGTGGGTTGGTTCTACTGCGCTAATTGGCGGCAGCCATTATATTCTTAAGGACCGAAATGCAGCTCTTGGGGCGATTGCCGCGGGTCTTGGTGCAGAACTGAAGACGCTGCATCAGCGCATCGTTGAGAAGTACGGCGAGGAGGGGCTTGCCGAACTTAAGTATGGCACGGAGACGAAGGAGATCGAGACCAAGAGCATTGACGAGAAAACCGGAGAAGAGGTTGTCAACAAGAACGTCGTTCCTGTTAATCATGGCGGATTGTCCATCTATGCACGATTCTTTGATGAGACGTGTGCTGGTTGGACTAACAACGCAGAATACAACAAGTCGTGGCTACTCATGCGACAAAAGGAGGCGAACGATCGACTCAAGGCCGATGGCTTTCTGTTCCTAAATGATGTTTATGACATGCTAGGAATGAAGCGCACCAAGGCTGGCGCACAGGTTGGCTGGCGTTATATGAAGAACAATCCATCTGGAGATAACAAGGTCTCGTTTAACATATTTAACGATGCGCGTCAGGGTAACCGTGACTTTGTAAACGGTTATCAGCCCATCGTCCTGCTTGACTTTAACGTTGATGGGCCAATTCTAAGTACTGTTCCCGAGCGTGACGTTCTCGGAAACGTGATTGGATAGCGATGGACGGTAAGAACGCGTTATATTTCTGTGGCGGAGTGGTCCTCGGTGTTGCGGGGACCATCGCCTTTCAATGGTTCTGGGAGGCGCCAGAGCAAGTTGATATTCCTGAAGAACAGGAAGAAACGGTGACTCCAGAAAAGAAGCCGTCCACGGTAGACAAGTCTACTCTGGACGTACCGTTCGAGACGCCAAAGCAGGTCGACTATAGTTCGGTTGTAAACAGCTTGTACACAACTGATGAGGTCGTGATTGACGATGCATCGGATCCGCGTCGAATCACCGAGCAGACCTTCATGGAGCTCTCTTCCGAGGGGCATTATGACACCCATGAACTGACGTTATATTCTGACGGTATTCTTGCGGATTCTGTTTCAGACAATGTCATGTCAGAGTCGGACACCTTCGCAGCATTGGGGCCAAATTTTACAGCACGAAAGCTTCAGCGCATATTTGCGCTTGGCTCCGATACAGACCTAGATGTTGTTTTTATCCGCAACGACCGCTTGTATACACTATACGAAGTTACAATAGACGACCGTACCTATAAGGAGGTGACCGGAGGAGGTGATTAGGTGTGTATGACCCGTGGGAGTCATATTTTAGGACTCTCTGTCGAGTAATAGAAGGTAATGAAAACTATCACAAGTTGTTCTGGCAAATGCACAACACCGAATTTCGACCAAAGATGTCGATGGACAGGAATAGGATTGCAGATGCTTATGAACTAAGACAGTCATATTCTGAAGTCTTCGACAAGCCGGTTGGCTTGCTGGAGATGATGGTCGCTTTTGCCATGCGACTAGAGCATGATATGATGTCCGGAACATCGGCGAGAGACCGATCTTCCGACTGGTTCTGGGTTATGCTCACCTCTCTTGGCCTGGCCGACATGACCGACGACGTATACGACGAGCTCGTTGCGTCGAAGATTCTTCATCGCTTTATGCGAAGGAGATATTTGCCAAATGGCCGGGGTGGTCTGTTCACGGTTAACACACCCGGCATCGACATGAGAAACGAGCAGCTCTGGTATCAAGCAGGGCTGTATCTCACCGGAGTGTTAAAGGCGGAGGGATTCATAGAACCATGATATTTAGAAGAGAGGAGGCGCCAAATGCTGGACTTCATGCGCGTTCTATGCCGAGAGACGAAGTCTAGCAAAGGCAAAGAACCTAACATCGAGGTATATCCCCGCTTCATCGTCAAGAAGACAACCGACTTGATGATTCGAGGCGGGGATTTTTATGCTATTTGGGATGAGGACAGAGGATTGTGGTCTACGGACGAATACGACGCTGTCAATCTCATCGACCGTGATATTCGTCGATGGGCGGACGAGCATGATTTGAGCGACGCCACTCTTCTTCTCATGCAAAATGCAGATAGCGGAGTAATTGACCGCTGGCACAAATACTGTCAAAAGCAGCTCCGTGACTCGTACCATCTCCTTGACGACCGTGTCATATTTTCCGATACGGAAGTAACCAAGGAGACGTATGCGTCCAAGAGACTCTCCTATCCGTTGCTGCCATGCGAGACTCCTGCGTATGACGACCTCATGTCTACGTTATATTCTCCCGAGGAGCGACGGAAGATTGAGTGGGCCATCGGAGCAATCGTTACAGGTGACTCCACGTGGATCCAGAAGTTCCTGGTGTTGTATGGTGCAGCTGGCACGGGTAAGTCGACGGTTCTCAACATCATCCAGCAACTCTTCGATGGATATTACTCGACCTTTGACAGTGAAGCACTTGGCTCATCGTCAAACGTGTTCGCTCTTGAGTCGTTTAAGACCAATCCACTCGTTGCAATTCAGCACGACGGAAATCTGGCGAGAATTGAGACAAACACTCGTCTTAACAGCCTTGTCTCTCACGAGATGATGGCCGTAAACGAGAAGTTTCGTTCGGTATATTCTCAACGGTTTAGGTCGTTCCTCCTAATGGGGACGAACAAACCGGTCAAGATTACCGACGCGAAGTCGGGTCTTATACGACGAATCATCGATGTCTCGCCAACAGGGGAGAAGGTCCCATTCAAGCGTTACAACAGTGACATGAAGCAAATCAAGTTTGAACTTGGCGGCATCGCGTGTCATTGTAGGGATGTATATTTGGAGAACCCCGAATACTACGATGACTACATCCCACTGCGGATGCTTGAGGGCACGAATGACTTCTATAACTTCGTGCTCGATTCTTGGGACATATTTCACGACAACGATGAGACAACGCTCAAAGCGGCGTGGGAGCTCTATCGAGCATACTGCGATGAGGCGAAAGTCCAATACCCATATCCTCGAAGGGTGTTTCGAGAGGAACTCAAGAACTACTTTGATGAGTTCTATGAGAGGGGTCAAACCGACGACGGCATTCGGGTTCGGAGTTGGTATAAGCACTTCAATCCTCCAGTCAATGAGGAAGACGCCGTTTCGACAGAACCGGAGAAGCCTTCTTGGTTGATATTTGATGGACACGGCGAAGTGTTTGATACCGACTGCGCAGATTGTAAGGCGCAGATAGCGAACCAGCATGGTGTTCCGTCGCTTCCATGGGATAAGTCGACAACGAAGCTGCGTGATATTAACACGTCAATGCTTCATTACGTAGTCGTCCCAGAGGACCACATCGTCATCGACTTCGACCTGAAGGACGAGACTGGCAAAAAGAACCTCGACATTAATGTCAAAGAAGCGATGAAGTGGCCTCCGACGTACGCCGAAGTAAGCAAGTCTGGTAACGGTGTCCATCTCCATTATATTTACGATGGGGATCCGTCGAAACTTGCTCGTGTCTATTCCGATGGTATAGAGATCAAGGTGTTTAGTGGGAAGAGTTCGCTACGAAGGATTGCGAACAAATCCAATCTTCTTCAAATAGCGCATATTTCATCGGGGCTTCCTCTAGTTGAAAAGAAGGGAGGTAAGATGATTGAAGAACAAACGATTAGAAATGAACGCCAACTCAGGGCGTTGATTGGAAAGGCCCTCCGCAAGGAGGCGCACCCAAATACAAAGCCCTCTGTCGACTTCATCAATCATATTCTTGACGAGGCATACGAGAGCGGGATTCACTACGACGTCTATGACATGGCGGATGCCGTGTACATATTTGCCTTGAACTCAACGCACAACTCGGATTACTGCCTCGACCTGTTTAGGAAGATGAAGTGGCAATCAGAAGATATTTCGGTGGCCGTTCCACCAGGAAACGACGACAAGATTGTCTTCTTCGACTGTGAGGTATACCCGAACTTCTTCTGTGTGGTTCTCAAACCGGAAGGCGAGGACCAGCAGTTTATATCCTTGGTCAACCCGTCACCCGCTGAGGTAGAGAATCTCTCGAAGTTCAAACTCGTCGGTTTTAACAACCTCTCATACGACAACCAAATTCTCTGGGGTCGAATGATGGGATATTCTAACGAACAGCTCTATCAGCTCTCACAACGAATCATCCAGTCGCACTCGCCGGTATTCAATGAGAGCAAGAATCTGTCATATTCTGACGTGTACGACTTCTGTTCTAAGAAGCAGTCGCTAAAGAAGTGGGAGATAGAACTCGGGATACATCACCAGGAGATGGGCATCCCATGGGACCAACCGGTTCCAGAAGACAAGAAGAAGCTTATCGTCGAGTATTGCAAAAACGATGTAGCGGCCACAGAGGCCGTTTTTCACGCTCGCAATGCCGACTTTGTTGCTCGCGAGATTCTTGCCGACATCGCAGGTGGTACGCCAAACGATAGGACGAATGCGCTCACAACCAAAATCATATTTGGCAACGAGCGTCATCCAGAGCTTGTGTATACGGATCTGTCTACGGAGTTCCCAGGTTATGAGTATGTCGAGCGAGGAGAAGACGGTAAGCCACACAACATGTATAGGGGAGTCGACCTTGGATTCGGCGGTTACGTCTATGCAGAGCCGGGAATCTACCACAACGTTGCTCTTCTTGACGTTGCGTCGCTACACCCGAACTCCGCAATCAATCTGAACTACTTCGGCAAGTACACGCAGAGGTACAAGGATATTCTCGACACTCGCATTGCAATCAAGCACGGTGACTACGACACGGCGAGAAAGCTGTTTGACGGCAAGCTTGCCAAATACCTTGATGATGAGAGTCAGGCAAAGGCACTGTCGTTCGCTCTCAAGATTGCCATTAACTCTGTGTATGGTCTAACCTCGGCGAAGTTTGACAATCCGTTCAAGGACAAGAGAAATGTAAACAACATCGTTGCGCTGCGCGGTGCTC